CAACAGCCCTTTGAGGCCAAGGGTCTTCTCTTCAACAAGGACGAGCTGAACTATTTCTTTGAGCTGCCGCCTGACCGGGAGCCGGACACCATCATTGCCGTAGGAGATACCGCCGAAAGCGGTTCTGACTCCACCTCTATGCCGGTAGCCGTCATCTATGGCAGCGAGGTCTACATTGTGGATGTGGTCTTTGACGATGCTCCCGCCGAGGTGACAAAGCCGGAGTGCGCCAAGTGTCTGATCTCCAACAAGGTCGCCTCCGCCACCTTCGAGGCCAATAACGCCGGTCAGTATTATGCTCGGGATGTGGCTGATATTATCCGGCAGCAAGGGTACTCCATCGGTATTCGGACAAAGCGTACCATTTCCAACAAACAGACCCGGATTGAGTTTGCCTCCGACAATATCAAGAAGAACTTCTACTTCAAGCACCCCACCACCTACAAGCGGGGCAGTCAGTATTGGAACTTCATGAAGGAGTTGACCACCTACACCCGGAGCGGTAAGGTGCCGCACGATGACGCACCTGACTCCCTGGCTCTGCTGGAAAATGAAATCCGTATGCTGAGTGGCGGGAAAATCGAAATCTTCAAACGGCCTTGCTGATACCTTGCGCTTTTTGCTCTCCAATGGTATTATAAAGAGTTATGCCATTGACAAGCATTAGAGATTATGCTATGATGTGAGGTGATAGAAAGGCATTTTGCGGGGAGGTGATTGAATGGGAGCCAGGACATTGTTTGGTCGTAGGGTAATCTATGCCGATGTGACCGAGATCAACGACAACAACATCATTGATGTTCTCCAAAAGGCTCTGTTCACTCACCTCATGAACCAGGCGGATATTAACTACCTTTACCGGTATTACAAGGGCGATCAGCCCATTCTTTACCGGAAGAAAGATGTTCGGCCTGAAATCAACAACAAAGTCGTTGAGAACCGGGCCAATGAGATCGTGTCCTTCAAGGTTGGCTACCTGATGGGTGAGCCTGTTCAGTATGTCAGCCGGAAAGATGACAAGGGTATCGCTGAGGCGGTGACCCGGCTGAATGACTACACTCTGTCCGAAGATAAACCCTCTGAGGACGCTGAACTGGCCGAGTGGTGGCATATCTGCGGCACATCGTACAGAATGGTGCTGCCGGACGGCGAAGCTGATCTGGAAGAGGACGAGGCCCCCTTTGAGATTTACACCCTTGACCCTCGCTTTGCTTTTGTGGTCTACTCCACGGCCCTCGGCAATCCTCCCATTATGGGCGTGAAGTATGTCCTCAAAGACGATGGGGTTCTGGTCTTTAGCTGCTATACGGATGACCACTTCTATGAGGTGGAAAATACCTGGGCAATCAGACGAAGCGAAGAGCAGTATTTGGGCATCCCCATCATTGAGTACCCGGCCAACAAGTCCCGGCTGGGTGCCTTTGAGATCGTCCTTCCTCTGCTGGACGCAATCAATACCACGGAGTCTAACCGCATTGACGGCGTGGAGCAGTTCATTCAGTCCCTCATGCTCTTCCACAATGTCGATATTTCTTCCGAAGACTACCGGGAGCTGCGGGACGAGGGCGCAATCAAATTCAAGGACATTGACCCGCAGTTTAAGGCGGAGATTGAGTATCTGACCGCAGAGCTGAACCAGACCCAGACGCAGACCCTTGTGGACAGTATGTATAACATCGTCCTGACCATCTGCGGTATGCCGAACCGTAACGGCGGCTCTTCTACCAGCGACACCGGCACCGCCGTCATCATGCGTGATGGCTGGTCTGCTGCCGAGGCAAGAGCAAAGGACTCGGAGCGGATGTTCAGGAAGTCCGAGAAGCGGTTTTTGAAGCTCCTGCTTCGTATCTGCCGGGATTTGGGCGATCTGGACTTGAAGCTGTCTGCCATTGACATTCGCTTCACCCGCCGCAATTATGAGAACATCTCGGAAAAGGCCAATGTTCTGACCACGATGCTGAATAACCCGAAGATTGCACCGGTGCTGGCCTTTATCCATTGCGGGATGTTCTCTGACCCCCAGGTGGCTTACAAAATGAGCATGGAGTATGTGGCCGAGCAGGAGGCCAAGGCCGAGAAGCTGGCCGCACAGCAACAGACCAAGGAGGGTGACGAGGGAAATGAACCCGGTCGTAAACCTGACCCCCAAGGCGGTTCAGGAGATCAATGAAATTCTTTCCCGGGGCAAGGGAGTGGAGATCGCCGTGAGAAGCGGCAAAGTGGTGGTATGGGAAACCGCCAGCAAAAAGAAATATGAGGCCGTCATAGAGAGATGACGGTGACAGCCATTACGGGCTATCGGTGAGAGCGGAAACGCTTTTACCGGTAGCCCCTTTTCTTTTGGTTTTAAGGCCGTGAGGCTTTGAATGGTCAGGGAAGACCTTAATCGCAAGGGGAGAAAACCCCACCCAAAAACAGAAATCAGTGCTGAGTGAACAGCCTTGTTAAACGCAGGAGGTATTTGTTATGGCAAAGATTGACACCAGCAAGATCGAGGGGTACGCCGAGATGACCCCTGAGCAGAAGTTGGCCGCTCTGGAAGGGTTCGAGTATGAGGACAATTCCGCCGAGCTGGAAAAGCAGAAGAACGCTCTTTCCAAGGCCAACTCCGAGGCCGCCGAGTGGAAGCGCAAGCACAATGCTCTTCTTTCCGAAGAGGAAAAGAAGAAGCAGGAGGACGCTGACAAGCTGGCCCAGATGGAACAGGAGCTTGCCGATCTCCGCAAGGGCAAGACCGTTGCTGACTACAAGGCCAAGTTCGTGTCCCAGGGCTATGACGAGGTTCTTGCCGAGGATACCGCAAAGGCGATGGCTGATGGTGACTCTGCCAAGGTGTTTGCCAACCAGCAGAAGTTCCTTGACGAGTATGCAAAACAGGTCAAGGCTGACGCTCTGAAAAAGACCCCCAAGCCCACTCCCGGTGCCGGTGGCGGTACTGGCGAGATGGATTACGCCAAGAAAATCGAGGAAGCACGGACAAACGGTGATTTCGCCGCCGTTGCTTACTACACCCGCCTGCAAGCCGAAGCGGAAGCGCAGGCGAAAAAAGAGTAAAGGAGAGTTTTTACTATGGCAGATCAGTTTGCTATGAGTTTCGGGGTACTCAATTACTCCGGTATGCTCTTTAACAAGGGCAACACCCGCACCCCTCTGAGTTCTATCATCGGCGGTCGTGCCAAGACCACGAACCATGTTGAGTTCGTGACCGGTCAGGAGTTCACCTCTGGCGGCGGCGCTCAGCCTGCTATCAGCGAGAGTGCTTCTCTGACCGCCCCTGACGCTACCGTTGTGACCCGTGCGCAGAAGACCAATGTGACTCAGATCTTTCAGGAGTCTGTGGGCATTTCCTACGGGAAGATGTCTAACATGGGTACTCTGAGCGGTATCAATGTGGCGGGTCAGCAGGCCAACCCCATGAATGAGCTGGACTTTCAGGTTGCCGCCAAGATGATGAAGGTCAATGCCGACATTGAGTACACCTTCATTAACGGTGTCTACAACAAGGCCACTGATGACACCAAGATCAACAAGACCCGTGGTCTGGTTCCTGCAATCACTTCCAACACTACGGCGATGGCTTCCAAGCCCCTCGGCCTGTGGGATATTGCCGACATGGTGAAGAAGATTTACGGCGCTCACGCTCCCACCGATGGCCTGTGCCTGTGGTGTGACGCTGTGACCATGTTCCAGATCAACGCTGACGCTGTTCAGAACGGTCTGACCGTGGTTCCCGCTGCCCGTAACATCAACGGTATCTCCCTGTCCAGCGTGGTCACGCCCATCGGCGTTGTCTATCTGTACCTTGGCGAGTATCTGCCTGCTGGTACTGCCCTGCTGCTGAACCTGAGCGTTCTGGCTCCCGTTTATCAGCCTGTCCCCGGCAAGGGCAACTTCTTCCTTGAGCCGCTGGCAAAGGTCGGCGCTGGTGAGAAGTATCAGCTCTTTGGTCAGATTGGCCTTGACCACGGCCCTGAGTGGTTCCACGGTAAGTTTACCGGTATCTCTACCGAGTTTACCGCTCCCACTTACAGCCGCAGCGTCTTTATCGCCAATGACGCAAACAACCCGGTGAACACTAAGGCCGTTGCTGGTGCCTAAGAACGGCGCAGGGGCAAAACAAACATTTTAGAAAGGAAAGGTGGAAAGCATGACGGACGCTGAGAAGTTGAAAATGGTGAAAGCCATGACCGGCGAGACAGACAAGGACACGCTTTCCACCTACCTTTCTATCGCCGGAAACAAGGTGTGCCGCAAGGCATACCCTTTCGACCCCACCGTGACCGCTGTTCCTGACCAGTACGCTCACATTCAGGTGGAGATCGCTGTGTATCTGCTGAACAAGCGGGGAGCCGAAGGGCAGACCGCTCACAGCGAGAACGGTATCTCCCGCTCCTATGAGGACGGCGATGTGCCGCCTACGCTGCTGAGGGACATTGTTCCCTTTGCCGCTGTGATGGGAGGTTGAGTACATGAGGACGCTGAACCGCAACAAATCGCCCTTCTGGTATCTGCTGTATGACCACAAGGGGCCTGCAAAGGACGAGTACGGCAACGAAACCGGTGAGGAACTGGTGGTTTACAAGCCTGCCGTAGCGATGAACGCCAATATCTCGGCGGCGACCGGCTCCGCTCAGGTGGAGCAGTTCGGTAATTTCGCAGGGTACGACAAGGTGATCGTCACTGATGACCTGAGCTGCCCCATTGACGAGAATACCGTGCTGTTCATTGACAAGGAACCGCAGTATGACGAGGACGGGAAACCGCTCTACGATTACATGGTCAAGCGGGTTGCCAAGTCTCTCAACTCCATTTCCTATGCGGTCAGTAAGGTGACGGTATCGTGAGTCAGACGATCAATGTTCCGCTCTCCGGGAGAGGAATTGAGCGGCTGATACGGGAAACCGAAAACCGGAAGAACCGGCTTCAAGAGCGGACTGCGGTCTTTCTCGACCGGGTGGCGCAGGAGGGCTTAGAGATCGCTTCCGCCAAGTTCGAGCGGGCTGTTTACGATGGCACTAACGATGTTTCCGTGACGGTGGAACCCCGTGGGAACAATGTTCGAGCGGTGGTGGCGACAGGTGGGGCTACCCTGTTTATCGAGTTCGGTACAGGTGTGACCTACCCGGACGATCACCCGGAAGCGGGAGAACTCGGCATGAAGCGTGGCGAATATGGTCAGGGTCACGGCAAGCAGCACTCTTGGGGTTATTACGGCGACCCCGGCACGAACGGAGTGCTGAAAGAAAAGAAAAATGGCGGGTTTGTGGTCATCACTCACGGCAACCCCGCCAATATGCCGATGTACGAAACGGTAAAGGAGCTGCAAGACCGGCTCACGGAAATTGCGAAGGAGGTATTTTCATGATTGATGTGGAGAGTCAAATCTACACGCCGATTGCGGAAGCCCTGAGAGCGCAGTTTCCCGGTATCTTGGTCAGCGGTGAGTATGTCAACGCCCCTACCCGTTTCCCCTATGTGAGCTTGGTGGAGCAGGATAACTACACCACGGAAGCTCACATGGACAGCGGCGATACGGAGAGGTTCGCCACGCTGATGTACGAGGTGAATGTCTACTCCGATAAGGCAGGCGGTAAGAAATCCGTTTGCCGAAAGATCATGAGGTTTGTGGACGATCTCATGTACGCCAAGAATTTCCGGCGTATTTCTCTGTCCCCGGTTCCCAATTTGGAGAACGCAACAATTTACCGTCTGGTTGCCCGATACAAGGCTGAAACGGACGGAACCACTCTTTATAGGAGGTAAATGAAATGGCTATTTCCACCTACAAGGTTTTTCTGATGAAGAAAGCCGACACTGGCGAACAGTGGAGCAAGCTGATCGACATTAAGGAGTTTCCTGACCTCGGTGGAGAACCCGAAATGCTGGAAACCACCACCCTGAGCGACAATATGCAGACCTACATCGCCGGTATCCAGTCCCTCGATGGTCTGTCCTTTACCGCCAACTACACGCTGGCTGATTTCCAGACCCTCAAGGCTTTGGAAGGCAAGAAGGTCAGCTATGCGGTCTGGTTTGGCGGCACCGAGAGCGATGGCACTGTTACTCCCGATGGCTCTAACGGCAAGTTCAGCTTTGACGGTGAGCTGTCCGTGTATCCCGTGGGCGGCGGCGTGAACGAAGTGGTGAACATGAACATCACCATCGCTCCTTCCACCCCCATCGCTTTCTCCGCAACCTAAGACACTAACAATCGCCGTATTGATAAGGAGGATTTATCATGGCAAAGCAGTTGACAATCAATGACCCTACTACCGGCGTGACCTACACGCTGGAATACACCCGCAAGACCGTTGAAGCGATGGAGAAGAACGGCTTTGTTGCCGCCGATGTGGAGCGCAAGCCTATGACCCTGCTTCCGGCTCTGTTTGCTGGTGCGTTCCTCGCCCATCATCGGTTCGTAAAGCGTGATGTGATTGACAGCATTTACGCTCGTATGAACCACAAGGACGAGCTGATTGCCGCTCTGGTAGAGATGTATAACGACCCCCTGCTGAGTCTGCTGGACGAGCCTGAGCAGGAGGGCAACGAGGGAAACCTGAGCTGGAAGACCGGCTGGTAAGCGACCGATCTTCCAGAAGTGAGGGGGGCGGCGGCGACCATCGCCCCGCTCCCCTTCTCGCTTACACGCCAAAGTTTTATGAGGTTTTTCCGTACTATCTGTCCATTGGCATGACCTATGAGCAGTTTTGGGAACAGGACTGTGAATTGGTGAAGTATTACCGAAAGGCGGCGCAGATCAGGCAAGACCTGAGAAATCAAGACGCTTGGCTTCAAGGAGCTTATTTTTACGAAGCGCTTATTGACGCTGCCCCGGTTCTTCGTGCTTTCGCCAAGAAGGGAACCAAGCCCACGCCGTATCGGGAAAGCCCCTATGAGCTGTTCAGTCGGCAGGATAAGAAACAGCAGAAGCAGCTTCAAGAAAAACACGATGACCAAGCCAAGGCATACATGGAAGCCTTTATGGTGTCGGTCAATAAGAAATTTCAAGAGAAAGGTGGTGGCGTAAGTGGCTGACAATGTGGAAATTCAGGGATTGGAGTTTCAGATCGTCAATGACAGTACGCAGGCGGTCACAGGACTTCAAAACCTGATTAACACGCTCAATCGTTTGAAAACCGCTACCAACGGCGGCGCAACGGGTCTGAGCAAGACCGCTCAGGGTATTCGGGAGCTTTCCAATTCTCTGAAAGGCTTGAACAGCGGTGACGCTTCGCAGAAGATCACCCGGCTTACCAATGCGCTGACCGCTCTGAGTCAGGTTGGAAATGTGAAGATTTCTTCCTCCATCGCCAACCAGCTCACAGCAATCAACACCGCTCTCGCTGGCCTGAAATGGACGGACGGCGACAAGCTGACTTCCCTTGCCAACGGCTTACGCCCTCTCTCCGAGTTGGGTAAGGCCAATATGACCACCTTTATCAATCAGCTCTCCAAGCTGCCGAAGGTGATCGAGGATTTGGAAGCGGCGGACATTGATAAGTTCACACAGCAGATGACCGCTCTTGCCGCTGCCATGAAGCCTTTTGCCGATGAAATGCAGAAGGTTTCCAATGGCTTCTCGGCTTTCCCCTCTAAAATTCAGAGGATTATTGCCAGCACAAACCGCTACAACGGCACTGTGAACAAGGCCGCTTCCGGCACCCGGGCATGGTCTGAGGCTCTGGCCGGTATCAAGCTCTCCACGGTGATCTACGCCTCTAACCGCATTGGTGCGATCATTGCCGAGTATATGTATGAAGCCTCCGAGTGGGAGGGCATCATGTACCGCTTTGGCCGAGCGTTTGGAGAAGAGGCGGAAGAGAACTACAAGTGGATATTGAAGCTCAACTCCGAGTTGCAGATCAATGTCCAGAAGTTCATGCAGTATGCGTCCATCTACGGCACTATGCTGAAAGGCTTCGGTGTCGCTCAGAAGGATGCTGCCGCCATGGCAATGAATTACACGGAACTGACCTATGACATTTGGGCCGGTTACAACGACATTTACAAGACCTTTGAGGACGCTGCCATTGCCGTCCGCTCTGCAATCGCCGGTGAGGTAGAGCCTATCCGCAGAGCCGGTTTCACCATCGTGGACTCTCAGTTGAAGATCACGGCAGCAAACTATGGCATTGCGTACAGTACCCAGAGTGCCAGCGAGGAATTGAAGTCCTATTTGCGCTACCTGACCCTGATTGACCAGGCAAGGGCGCAGGACTTGATTGGCACCTATGCCCGGGAGATGACCACCGCAGAAGGTCTTATGAGAACCTTGCGGCAGCAACTCGCTTCTCTTTCTCAGGCATTTGGCTCCTTCCTGCTTCCCGCTCTGGTGAAGGTTCTGCCCTATGTGCAAGCCTTTGTGGAGCTGATTGGAGAGGCCATTGCAGCCCTCGCCCAGCTCTTCGGCATTGACCTGAAACCGGTAGATTTCAGTAGCGGCGTGAACGCCGGTGCCGCTGGTGCCGGGGCCATGGCTGACAACCTGGAAGACGCTTCTGGTGCCGCAAAGAAGTTGAAGCAGTACACCGCTGGTTTTGACGAGCTGAATGTCTTTGACCCCAATCAGGGTTCCGGTGGAGCCGGTATCGGTGCCGGTGGCGGCGGTAGCCTTGAAGGGATGTTCGACATTGACAAGCTGTGGGACGAGAGCATTTTCAACAGCATCAACAGCCAGGTTGACGAGCTGAAAGAGAAGTTGAAGGATGTGCTGGCTACTGTCACCAGTATTGCCGCTGGCATCCTGGCCTGGAAGGTCGCCAAGGACTTCTTGACCGCTCTAAAACTGCTGAAAGAGCTTGGCTCCAAGGGCTTCGCTTTCAAGCTCGACTTCCAGGTACTCGGCCTCGCAATGTTCCTGGCGGACTTGAAGGAGTTTGAGCGGTACCTGAGAGATTTCCTCGACAACGGCCCCACCTTCCAGAATGTCGCCGGTATGATTAGTTCCTTTGCCGGTATGGTCGGTGACGCACTGATTATGCTCGGCAACCTGAAAGTCGGCGGTGCGCTGAAAGTCATCCAGGGCATCGGAGAGATCGTCATTGGTATCAGCGACATTGCCGCCAACGGCCTCAATGTGGACAATGCTCTCACGGTTGTCCGAGGTTTAACCAATGTCGCAATCGGTATCGGCGTGTTCACCGGCAATATCAAGCTGGCGGCATGGAGCGTGGCAATTCAGGGGTTCACCACCATCATCCGGGAGATCGCCACGAATTGGGATGCAATCAAGCAAGGCGATTGGAGCGGCGTGGACAAAGTGGCCCTTATCATCGGCGGTCTGGAAATTCTGGGCGGTCTGGTGGTCGCTCTGGATATGTTCTCCAAGCTGAAAGGCATCACCAACCTGGGCAAAGCCACAACTGCCATGAACACCCTCACCACGGCCACCGACACGATTGATACCACCGTCAGCACCGGCCTCTCTCCCAAGCTGACCTCCCTGGCAAAGAACCTCGGTTTGGTGGTCGGCATCGTGGCCGAAGTATCTGCCGCCGCAATCATCGTGGTAGGTGCAATCGCCATCATGGGCCATGAGCTGGATGAAGTCGGAAAGGCATGGCAACCGGTCATTGAGAACGGAGCCACCGTAGCCACGGCAATCGGCCTGGGTGCTGGTATTCTGGGCGCAGTCGGCCTTGCCGCTTATGCCCTGGGTACCGGAGGCAAGACCATAGCCGTGAACATCGGCCTCGGCACCGCAATCCTGTTGGAGCTGGGAGTGGCAACCGGGTTGTTCCTGGTTGAAATCTGGGCCGTAGGTAAGGGGCTGAACGAGATCGGTCAGGCATGGCAACCGGTTCTGGATAACGGTGAGCAGATTGCTACCGCAATCGGAGTCGGAACCGGCCTCCTGGTGGCGGTGGGTGCTGCAACCGCCGCTCTCGGTGCTGTCACTATCGGTACTGCGGGTCTGCTTCCTGCGGCGATTGCCGTGGGTACCGCCATTCTGGCGGAAATGGCCCTGGCCTGTATCGCCCTGGTGGAAAGCCTGAAAAATGTGGCGAACGAGCTGAACTTCAATTTGGCCCCCGCTCTTCGTGATCTGAACGGCACTCTCCCGCAACTGACCGAGGATATGTCCGATTTCGTGGACTTCATGACCATCTTCGCCGGGGAGATCAGTTCCTACACTGACTCCATGGGCGGCATCACCTGGGACAGCATCGTGAGCGGCTTCCAAAGGCTGTTTGCGGGTAATCCCATCGGGGACTTCTCGGATGATGTTCACACCATCTACACGGACACCCAGAGTTTGAACACGGAGCTGCGTCTTGCCAACCCTGAACTGCAAACGGCGGTGACCCTCCTGACGCAGTACGCCGCTCTGATGAAGCAGCTCGGTATTCTCACCCAGGAGAACGGGACGAGCAATCTGTCTACCGGTATCTTCACCAACCTCAAAGTCTGTGGTGAGCAGCTTGTCACCGGCTTCTCTACCGGCATGACGAACAAAATGCCGCTCATTCAGGCCAATGTTCAGCAGATGAAGACCACCCTGGACACCAACTTCAATACCCTGGTGAACGGGGTCGTGCAGAAGTGGGAAACCGGCCTGACTACCATGCAGACGGACTTCACCACCTTCACCGCAAACACCCTCGCAAACTTCCTTTCGTTCCAGGCCCAGATGAACACCGGAATGACGGACTTCACCACCGTCTTCCCGATTGGCTGGTCGAATATGTGGAGAGGCATGACCAATATCGCAATCGTCCAGTGGAATAGTGTCCTGACCGTCATGGAGAAGGGCATGAACAACGCCGTCCGGGCAGTCAACAATGTCATTCGGGAGATCAACCGCACTTCCTGGATTACCGGTATCAGCCTGGGCTATATCAGCCAGGTCAAGGTAGACCGTATTCAGTATATGGCTGACGGCGGTTTCGTGGACGAAGGGCAGCTCTTCATTGCGAGAGAGTCCGGTGCTGAGATGGTCGGTGCCATGGGACGGCGTACCGCTGTCGCCAACAATGACCAGATCGTGGAGGGCATCTCCGCTGGCGTGTCTGTCGCCAATGACGGCGTGATCGCCG